TTACCAGAGGAATTAATATGCAAATGGGTATCACCAGCACTACCAAGAGCCAATCTGTCCTCATTGTGGTAATAAAGAACTCTTCCTCTATACCTTTCATTTCCAGATGTCCCATCAGCAAATGCAATACCCGAAATTTCGGTAGTTCCTGTTTTTAGTGTTATGCCACCATTAGAGCCAGTGTGGTCAATTGTAAGTGTGTTGTAATAATACGAACCCGGTGAAGTAGTCCCAATCCCAACTTTTCCAGAGGAGTCGATCCGCATTCTTTCTGTTATAGAACCGCCTGATGGTTTAGTGTATATGGCGATTTCACCGTCATCTTTATCGGTTGTATCAGTTCCTGTTAATCCTGCAATTTGAGCAACAGAAGTACCATTCCATTTAAACGTATTAACTCCTGTGAATCCCCCAGCACTAGTCCTATTAGCATCAAAAATTAGTTCTGTTCCTGAATCACCAGTATTTTTTACAGTTGCTTTTGAAGTAGTTGCCGATTCTAAATGTAAAAGTGTTCCAGGTGCTGCCGTTCCTATTCCTATCCGATTATTTGATGCATCGATTGATAAGGTGTTACTGTCAAAATTAAGAGCATCCACTGCTGCATTAAGTGTGACATCTACTGTCTGAGCGGAAAGGTCCAAAGTTCCTGCATTTAGGTTTATTGCTGCACCAGATGCAACCGTCAGATCAGTCCCATCTCCGACAATGTATTCACCTCCTTTGTCAAAAAAGTAGAGGCGCCTGTCATCTGCCATTCTGACAACCTCGTTGCCGTCATACTGCTTGAAGATGATGTCCTTGGCGTCCACTTCGTTCTCGATGACCAGATCACTACTGGAGTTGCTGATCTTACCGATTGCGGTTCCATTATCCTTGAAAGTCAGGACTCCAGAGTTTGAATCTAAATTGATATCTCCTTCAGCATCTAAAGTGATCGTTGTGTCTGCCTCAATACTAACTGAGGTAGCAGCGTCCAATGTTATTGATCCAGATCCGCCGGTTGCGTCAATATTGATGGCACCTCCAAATGAGGTTGCCGTTGACAACAATGTTCCGGTTTCATCTGGAAAAGTAAGATTGTTGGAACCTACTGAAGAGCCGGTGTATTTTAAAGTAACGTAAGCATTTGAACCAGATGATCCATCATATTTGTAGAGCAGAATGTCTCCGTGTGCGATTTTTCCTGCACCAAAATTTGATAAGGTTGTGTCAAACTGAAATCTAAAAGTAGGCGCTCCGTAATCTACACCGGCATCGGTGCCAGCCATGTTGTCAATTGATCCACCAGTAGTTTTAACAGATGAGCCATTTGTAATTTGAACTGCCTGACCACTTCCATTGTACCAATAGAGATTTCCGGCTAGTTGATAAATAGAAAAATTAGTGCCGGAGCCAGTTGCACTAGAATCAAAAGTCAGGCGTTTCAATTCAATGGCAGCATTTCCATTAAATTCTAGATCGGAATTGATGTTGAGCGCCGACGGTGTAAGTTGGACGCCTTTTCCGGAAGTGTGGTCATGCTGGTCAATGGTCGTAAAGTTTGCGTTGACTTCCGTTGCCCAATCCGGTCCTGCCGTTTGTCCGACACTCGGTTCATTCAATGACATGTTTGTTGTCGTCATCGTCTTCCTCTAGTAGAAATAAATGTCTGCCGTTGCCGTGGCGCTGGCTTTGAGAATAATCTTCCGATCCTTAAAATCATTTGCCGTGTCGCTTTCAAAAATGACCGAGTTGGTTTTTAAGCGTGTAATAATAAATCCTTCGTAGTCTCTGCCGAGCTTGTGTTCCACGAGTGTGTCAGAGGTTGCAATGCTCAGATCCTTGATCAAGACGCCGTCTGAGATCGGTAACTCCAGCAAAGGATTCAGCGTCGTTTTGATGTGCGACTGTAACCGTGTGACCTCCTCGTTGGGACTCCATATTTGTGTAAAGTTGACTCGGCTCATCAGTACATAAAATATTGCTCGTATGCTGCAACATTGGTGACTCGTGCCGGTTCGCCTGAGTCTCGGTCCTCTGCCATGATTTCAATCCGTTCCAGCAATCCTTGTTTCACATACACAAGGCCAGAGATGTCAGACTCTTCCTTCAGCATCATCATGATTGCCGAGTCTACTGAGACATACTGACGCCATCCTGCATTCACAAAATCCTGCATCGATTCCAGTGTGCCGTAGACCGTCGGATCTGATAGTGCCGACGAGTCTAGGTCCGTCACCACTGTCGTTGATGTGACACTGCTCACGGTTTGCTCGACGTTGTAATTGGTTGCAAAGAAACCAATTGCATTGATCTTGTCACCGGCTACAAAAGAATGAGTCGATGGCACGGTCCAGGTTGTAGTTGAGCCTCGACTGATTGCAGAAGGTGTCACCGATTGGAGTTTCCTCGGATGAGGAATGTACCAAAGCGTCGCCGTGTTATTGCTGGGACTTGGTGCAAACACGATGTTGTTTGCCTGGATTCTATACTTCACATCCCTTGCGTACCGGACCAGTGAATCACGAGTCCGGTCTGCAAAGTTGTACCGTTGAAGAGGCGTGTTCTGATTGGTATTAATGTTCAGATCCACACCTCTTGCTTTATAAAAGTCAGATGGTAATGAGTAAGTATCTGTTCCACTGGTCACCGTGATCGAGGTCGAGGTCAGAAAATAATCATCGTTGTATTTGCTCACGAGAATGTCGTAAAGCTCAGACCATGAGTTATTTAAATATCCATTTAGCTCGGCATCAGTAACAAACTCTGAGTTGACTTGATCAGCACGTTGCCGTGCCTCGTCTCTCAGCGTGTTCAGCGCAACAAAATCCGTCATTAGTAATCCATCTTGTAGGACATCATGATTCCGTGAATCGCCGTCAGAATGTCATGCTCGTCTCCGCCATCAATCGCATTGCGGAGTTCGCCTGCCATCATCAGTTGATCATCGGAATATTCCATTTCCATTTCTTCGCCGTCATAATCCTCTTCCTCAGAGTGGTGGCCTTTTTTCTGACCACCACCTAATCCGAGGATCACCATAGCAGCGTCCTTCGGACCCTTCATGGTTACGCCGTGGCGAAATAACAGTTATATCCAGGCGCTCGGCATCCGAGTTGGTAGTATCCACCCATTCGGACTTCGACTCCGTCATAACCGTTTTGACGCAACATGCGGTTCCCATCGTGCGAGAGGATATCAATGGCGTTTCCTATCGAGTAAAGCGCCCATGTATCCATCTGCAACAAGTAACCGGTTCCGGTTGGACAATCTTTGTCAGCAACGACATCGATGATCCCATGCGGTCCATACATCTGAAGAGTTCTGAAACCAAAATCTTGAGCCGGTCCAGGCTGACGTGCGCCGGTGACCTGAGCATCGAGATTGATTTCTAATGTTGCGAAATCCTCGAAACTCAAAAAGGCAACGTCAGGCTTTCCGCCTTCTCGTGCCGTGGTTGCAGCAGCTTCAATGATGGTCTGCTTAATGGATGTGTCAAAGGCTGCTCGTTGTCCGCCAAGACGTGTGGTGTCTTTGGTTCTATCCTGACCAAAAAACGCCGTTGATCCTGGGGCCGAGGAAGGAATCCAATCCTGCAATCCAGCCATGACGAGATAGGTTCCTGGTGTGACCAAGTCACCTTCTGGAACAATGAAGTCGCCTGAAGCAACGCCAGAGACGGAGTTCAGGTTTCCGCTCAGTGTGATCTGATTGGAAGTTGCCATTCTGTCAACGGCAACGACTGACAAGGCTGCTCCTGAATCACGGAGTGATCCGGTAGAGGTCGAGTCAGTAAAGACAACCTTCATTCCAACTTCAAAGTTGAGACTGTCGGCGTCTGTCGCAAGATCAAGATTGGTGTTGGCAGCCGGTGTCGCTCCAACAACTCCGATTGATCCGGATTGGCTTCTGAACATCTGCCTGGAAAGCGTGTCTCCAAGAGTCTTAAGGCCAAGGTCGGTCTCAGTGGTCAGTGCTTCCAAGAAGGCATACTCGTTTCCTTTGGATGCCTCGATGGTCTCACCATCCACGGTGACAACGGCGTAGTTTTTTACACGAGTCAGGAGAAATTCTCCAAGACTTGAGGAAGTGGCATTGCTTTGCGCCGTGGCAAAGGTAGCACTACGTCCTTGAGGTCGGGCATAGATAATCGGCAAAGGCATGTTCTTTCCTCTGAACCGAGTATTTTTTGGGACCATTTGAAGGAACGGATGATCGCTATAAGCGACATCCATCGGCTTCTTATCAATATAATATTGTTTTAGTGCGTCATCCCACGCCGTGAGCGTGGTTGCTGGTGTGGCTTCTGCCATTGTGAATAAACTCCAGAAAAAGAAAGTTTCGTTTATTCACGAGACCTTGTTCTGAAAACGGACAAAGCACGTTCTAGACGTTCATCTTGCGTCAACGGCTCAGTCGGTTTTTTAGGAACCGATGCTCGTGAAGCTGATGTGCTTAACGTCCTTGATCTCTTTCTCTGGACTGACCGTGAGGTAGGCTCTTCGTTGGCGACGGTTGGCGCCGGATTCCTCTGAAAGCGAGGATGTTGTAAAAGTTTCTCTGCTTCCTTGGCGTAGTAGTCTTCTACCATGCCGAGGAGCGTATGGTCGTCTAAAAGCTTACCAGTATCCTTTGCGTACTGTGACGATGTTTCAAGTAAAATGTCCTTTGCTTCGTCCCACATAGACGAAGTAATGCCGTAATTATCATCGGATTCAGCAAGGTTTTTAAGCCGGTTTGTGTAAGCATTGACTTTCTGATTGGCCTCTAGTTGTGCCTTTTCGGTCTCAAGCCGGTTGAGCCTCGCTTCAAGGTCCGCCTGCTTGGGATCTGTAGGCTGCTTGCCGAGTACCTGAGTGGTAGCTTGTTCATACGATCCGCCGAGTTTCTCAAGTGCGCCGACGTGGTCGCCTCGCTGGACGGCTTGTTCAACTTCCTCATATCGTTTGTAGGCTTGTTCCTTATTTTTAACGTCTTGCTGCTTCCGGAAAAGTTCTCGTTCTCGTTTGGCAACCTCTAGAAACTTCTTGCTGACTTCCGCTTTTGGTTCCGGCGTCTCAGGTTCCTCGGCTGCAACCGGTTCTGGTTCAAGCTCCGGTTCTGCTATTTCTTCTTGGACTTCTTCTTGTTTTTCTTCTTGTACATCATCGGATACCTCGATTCCTTTTTCTTCTAACCATGTTGATATCTGCCTCTGAGACTCTTCCCCTAGACGCTGGTCTTGGAGTGCCTCGTGATCAATTGCTTCTTGGGTTTCAGTCTGTTCCTCTACTGTTTCGGTTTGCTCTTCCATAGGAGATCCTTCTTTTCATGTTGTTAAATCTCCTGTTCGTCTAACTTGGCAACGTCTCTGGCGGAGGTTCCGTGTTCATCTCTGGTGACAATTCCATTGGTGACTCGGTGACCATCTCCGTTATGTTTTCAGTTTCTGGTGTTCCTGCTTCACCAGTTGGTGCCATTTCTTGAGCCGGTCCTTCAGGTGCTTCCATCATTGGTGAAGGCATTTGTGCTTGGTTCAACATACCTTGCGCTTGCGTGACAAAGGTTAGCATCATGTCCAGCTTCTCCTGCTCCACGCCTTGCTGACGTGCCTCAAGATAGGCAAGTTGCATCCGTTGCTTTGCCAATTCCAGGTTCATCAATGGATCTGGTGCAATGTATTCTGATTCATCAAGAATCTTGGAAATCCGCCAT